AAAGATAACAGAGAACTGAGCATGATCGTCAGCATTTGCCGCAAAATCTAACACAGATAATTCTGGGCCGTTATCTAATTCTACTTGTGTTAAGACTGAGGATCCGCCTGTTGTTTCTGGATACATTGCCGCCGCAGGAACATATATTGTTTCTAGGCCCGCGATTTTAACAGCCGCTGTATTATTCGTCATAGCACCACTGACATCCATAGTACCGTTTATATCAAACGCTGTGGCATCCATTTGAATTTCGTCTGTCGCCGCAAGATTTAATGTTGTTGCGTTAGTAGCATGAATAAATTGAGTCCCATCATTAAACATAATTTTGTTTGTACCGTTTAGAGTAAGACCAGAACCATCGGTGTGTGTTAAGGTAGTGTCTGTATCTGCACCAAAACCAAGAACAGATGAGTCTGAGTTTAAGGTAAGATCGTCACCAACCAACATATCTCCAGCGTTTGTAAGGGCCGCAGTTTTTGTTGTTCCTGCTAAGTTGACGCTTGTTAGAAGATCGTAAACCACACCGCCAGATCCAAGACCGTCTGTCGCAATAATTTTTGTTTCACCAGCGAGTATTGCAACATTTGCTCCACTTCCAGAAGTGAAAGTTAAGGTGCTGTTTGTTGTATTATGCATGATCCAAACTTTAGAAACTACTAGTTGGTTAGTACCACTACCTTGAAGGGTTACGGTACACGCTTGACCTCCACCAGTAAGTTTTATAGCCAAACTTCGATCTGGGTCCCCTTCATTCCCATCGCCTACAGTCATATTATCTGTTGAGGCGTTAGCTATTGCCCTAGTCCCCCAACCAAGAGCCTCTCCTATAAGCGTTAAATTTTTATTCGTTGTTGTGCCCCAGGATCCAGACTGATCGCCTGTTGCCATCTCTTCGAGTCCGAGGTTATTTACATATGTGCTTGCCATTTTATATTCCTTATGCCGCTATTTCGGTCCAAATAGGTGATGGGGGTGAAGGGACTATGCTGCCCCATACGTTTTCTTCTCCGATGAACCCTGTGCCTGTAACTCCTGTTAATGTTAACACAGAAGATCCCTGCATGTCTATAGTGCCTATCGCAGAAGATCCAACAACACCTGTTGGAGATATCAGTGCCGTTTGTTCTGTTGTTTCGTTTCCAAGAGCCGAGGTTCCTACAACACCTGTAGTCGATGCGCCTGTCGTAGTTAATAGGTTATACACGAAAGGTGTATTTGCTGTGCCACCCATGCCGCTGTGGTTTGTACAATAGTAATATAAAGTAGGTGCAAACGTTGCTACCGTTATTTGTGTGTACGCACCAGCTTGACCAGGAGTTCCATTCACCGTTACTCCAGTTGTATATTCCGAGCCTCCAGCGTGTGATCCATTAGACGTAGTGGAAAATCGGAAAGGATGACCGTTGTTAGAAGAGTCGGACCGATCAAACCTATAAGTGTTTCCCTCAAACAACTCTTGGGTTTGTTGTTGAACGCCATCAATAAAGAATTTGTTGGCTCCGCTTACAACTTGCACGGTCACTGTTTTTGTAATCATTGTAGCAGAATAACCACTAATACTGACTGTCGAAGAGACTCCTGAAGGAGTTACAAGTGCTGTACCTACAACGGACTCGTCCCCTAGTCCTATCGTACCAACCATCCCTGTCTCAGTAACTAGCGCACCAGCACCAGCAAGTACAGAAGCTACTGCTCCTGTTCCAGCGACACCTGTAACAGTAAAGATCCCTGTTCCCGTTACCGAGCCAACACCCTTTGAGGCTGTAAGGGTGCCTACTGCACCAGTTCCTACTTGACCCACTACTAACCCGCCGCCAATAGGCAGGCCTTGTGCAACTATGCCGCCCCAATTACCAATTCCAAAACCATCTTCACCCCAGCCACCGAAAGGCATAGAACCTTGAACACCCGTTACTACGGCTGTGATAGGTATCTTAGCTAGTACTGCACCGACAGCCGAAGTTCCTACTACAGCCGTCACGGCAGTTACATGCACAGACGAAGCTGCTACAGTTCCTAATGCTGAAGTTGCGGCAACACCTGTTGGGACGACGGCAACATCAAGCTGACCGCCCCAATAATTATTGCCCCAAGTACTCTGACCCCAACCTATATTCGCCAAAGGATGTTACTCCTTTAAGCGATACGGATTATAGCGTTAGAAGCGTCTGCCGCTGGGAACTGAATAGTAAACGTACCTGAAGTGGATGTTTTGTTAGAACTAAAATCAAGAACAGCTACTGCTTTATTCCCGTTGGTATCATTGTATATCAAAGCACCTCTTGCTGTAATGGAAGCAGTTGTGAAACTTAGATCCGCAAAGTCAGTAAACGCTGTTGTTCCGCTTGTAGCTGGTGAAACTTTAGTGAGAGTTCCACCACCCGCAGCATACGAACCGCTATTTGCCACCTCGCCAGTAGTCACATACACTGTAGTTGTTGCGCCAAGAGTTGCAGTTGTGCTTGATCTACCACCACCGGCAATAGCATATAATCCTAGTTTAAAAGCGTTTCCGCCTGTTGCAAAATTATGCGTAGCTGTCATCAATTCTTTTTTGAATGATGTACACATTGCTTGTACGATTGCCATTTTATAGTCTCCTTATAGCATTGGCCAGGTCGGGGTGACCAGCCTCTCTTAGATTATGACATATAGTAGCACGTTCTTCACGTCTAGCCAACTCAATATGATAATGCACAACATTTCTTACATTTTCTGAAAAAGCTTGCGCTTGTTGCCTAATTGGTTCCGGTGCTGTTTCGGACACAGCAACAATCTTATTTGTTGCCATCTCAGAAATTTGATCGTTACTTAGCCCACCATTGTCTGATGAAACTACCGTAGCAAAACCTGTTAATAATCCTCCACTTACGCTAGACATTCTTAGCTTCTCCCCCATTCATGTGTTTGTGATCGTGTCTTCCAAAGATTATTGGATCTTGATCTAACGGCTCTGGTGGCTCCACCTTAGACTGCCTGGTTATCAATAGGCTCCCCGACTTATGTGACTGCACTAAAGGATCATCCAATCTGTGATACCCATAAAGTTTTTCGTTCTCTGGCACATTCGTATCTAAGAGCCCAGAACTATGTGCAACCTCTATCTTTACGCCTCGAGTCGTAGCAATTGCACACCAAAACTCTGTGCAAGCTCTTCCCGCTTCTGCCATACTTACATTCTTGTATGTGTAATCTAAGCCATATAAACAAAGTTCTTTTGCCCCATAGTATATTGCATACGCAATCGCATAGGGAACAGTGTTGTTAAAGTAACAAATGTTTAAATCTTTAATTACGGCTTCTAATGGATAAAGTTCTAAATGTTTCACTCGATCATCCATCTCACAAGTAAGGATAGGTTTAGTGTTTTTCTCTAAAAACTTTCGCGCTATCCCCGTCTGAGACCCCGCGTCATCTGAATCTAAGAATCTAGACACTGGATCCATCATTATAGTTTTATCCACATGAATAATACCACCCACGCAGTTGATACCCCAGACTTCATCGAAGTGCTCTGAACGTATCCTCGCAGCCACATAATCGGAGTAGCTCCCACCCAACCCAACAATTGCTATCTTCATGACCTACGCCTCTCAGGTAGTCCTCTTCGATAAGCGTCTGAATTTTCTCTAGCTTCGGCATAGTCTTTTAGCCTAGCCAAAGACTCTTGATATCTTCCTTCATACATTTGCATTAGATCTGATTCCCCCTTTAAAAATAAATTAGCCTCCACTAATCCTCCAAACAGCATCGCGTTTGGAGCATTCTCACTTAACCATGTTGTTCCATTATCCCCAACCGCTGTCAAGCTTTGCGGCCTGTAGAAATAATGTAACTCCATTTTGTATTTGTCGTCAGGCACAGGGCCAAGAATAAAGTTATCCTTATCAAAGTACGCATAGTACAAAGGCGGTCCCACTTGTAACAACGAAGGTGTCGTATCTTGTGGTGCTGGTGTGTACGTCTGAATAAAGTTCACATCTTTTTGAAGTAAAAATGTCCTAGGAGTAATAGATATACCCGCTACTGTGGCGTCGAGGGTAGCCGATAAACTAAAGGAGGACAAATAATCAGAAGGAACAGGAAGGTATTGATTGTTTACAAAGGCTGTGCCCTCTGCGTTCTTTCTAAAGTCTGTAAGGTCTACTGACTTTAAGAGTCGTTCCTCCACGGCCCTAATAAAAAGAGGGAGATTCGCAACAAAGGTCGTCTCCGTAGTGTCTGCATATTGTTGAATTGCTGTTTTTAATGTTCCAAATGTAAAGCTCATGTTATCACCACCGTTACAATTCCCACCTCTCCCGTACCTGGAAGATCGTTAGGAGTTAACCCATCGTTACTAGCCATACCTACAGGATTCCATCCATATTGTATAACTCTTTCTGCTACCAGATTTGACTGGGGCCTAGGATCTCTTAATGCTTGAGGATCTGGCGTTACAGGAGGAGGACTTAATTGAGGTTGTTTTGCCTCCCACTCATCTGGTCCAACTTTAGCACCCGTCCATTCTACTCGCATTGTGTTTAAACGATACCTCCAACCAGACCTATCTGAAATGCCCCAAGCTTTTTTACCACTTGCGTAAGCCATTAGTTTGCCCTCAGATAACTACCACTCGGTCGTAAAGCGAGATCTAAAAAGTCTTGATCCATGTCAGAAGCTCTAGCAAACTCTTCTTCGTAAACAGATTTCAGTATTTGTAATCTATCAGGAGCTCGTTTCATAGCCATGTAATATGCAAGTCCAGCCACCATACAAGGATAGAACCGTAGGGGAGCCTCTACATTATTATACAGATAATCTGCATCTTCCATTTGTTGGATGTAATAATACGTCAAGGTATCTGTTGAGTTCTCTGGAGTAGCCCAAACATTTATAATGGGAGCAATCTTCCTTTCAAAATAATATTGACTAGGTCTTCCTTGGGTGGTTTTATCAGGAATAGTAGCGTAGTTAGCCCTACTAATTTGATCCATTTCGTAGTCCGTACCATCTCGATTAAGAACTATTTGTAATATGTCAACAGTGTGTTTGTTCAAAGTGTAAGCCGAAGTTCCTTGTACCAATGGTTCAGTAGCGGATCGTACTGTCCAAAGATTAACTCCTCTGTTGGACCAATCAGCAAACATTAAGTTAAGAGATCTTCTAGCTGTCTGTGCGTCGTATCCTGTTCTAACTTCTAACCCGCATCGCTC